GTTACTGCACAGGACTCAGTGAGTGAAGCAGGAGAGCAAAACGTTAACCCAGGTGCTATTCGTAAAAGCACAACACAGTCATTGTTAAATGCACTATCTAATGCGAGTGGAACACAATTCCAATCTGTTGAAGATGCACTAGCATACATGGCACGTGTAGGGGCTCAAACAACTAACGCTGGCAACGTACAGCCAAGTGGACAACCAAAGCAACAAAATGTTACGAACGGTCGTGTTACAACCAATGACTTGCATGAGCAGTTTAGTAAACTTCAAAGTGATCTAGCAGTAAAAGAGCAAAGATTACGTGAGAAAGAACTAGACAGTGATATACAAAGAGCTATGGGTGACAGATTTGATTCAGACCTAGTTGATTATGCATTGAATAAAGTTAAAAACAATATTCAATGGAACGATGATGGCAGTTATGCTATTGTTAATCAAAAGGGTCAAGAACGCTATGGATCTGATGGAATGCCACTTACAATTCAAGGATTAGTACAAGAAGTAGCAGTGGGTAATCCAAAGCTACTTAAGCAGAGTAACTCTAATTCTGGATCTGGTTTAAGACCTGGACAAGGTTCTTTCACTGGTGCATTAGACGAGGCAGTACCAGATTACTCACGTGATCCGGCAGCATTCAATGCATGGGCTAATAAAAATGGTCTAGGCAAAGGAGTTGGTCTTAAAGGTCTAGGTGTATCAGCGACAGTTTCAAGTTCAAGTCGCAAAGTACTCTGAGCCAACAAAATTTTATAAAAGGAAAATATTATGGCATACGTCTTAGGCGGCCCAAATAATGAGGGCGATGGCTTTACAACAGCTATTTCAAATTTCGCATTACGTGCTATGCACGAATCAAACGGTCTAGTTAACTTCACTAACGTTGTTGCACCTACACAAGGTCAAACATTCTTAGTACCTAACTTTGCACCGATTACATATCAAGATTACAATGCTAACGGCACTGGCGGTACCTTCGGTACTGGTAACGCTGTTGTACAGAATCCTGCATTGGGTCAAGGTACAATTACAGCAACTCCTGCAGTTGCACAAACAGCGTTCGATATCTTCTACGGCTGGACAACATCATTCACATTGGCTGCAACGCTTGGTGCTGAACTAGGTGAGTCATTCGCTGAAAAAGTTGACCAACGTGTTACAGCGGCATTCTTGTCGTTCAAAGCAACTCCTGGTAACTTGTACTACACAGCAACTCCTGCTGACGGATTTGCACGTGTTCTACAATTAGGTGCTATGGAAGTTATCGGTGCTACTAACACTAGTGGTACATGGACTGATGGTTTCACATCAAACAGCATTCTTGACTGTATCCGTTTAATCAAGCAGAACTTTAAAGTCGCTCGTATGCCTGGCACTCCAGTCATCGTTATGGACAGCAATGGTGATGCACAAACACAATCAGCTTACACTGGTGGACAAGTTGGTTCTAGTTTGAATCGTTTGTTAGCTGAACTAACTGGTGGTGCAGTATCACAATCAGGTGGTTCTAACCTATCTGCTCTTGGTAACGAATTGTTATCAACAGGTAAGATTGAAAGTGTTTATGGCTGTATGGTTATGTTCACTACATTCTTGCAATCAGCTTCACGTACTGTTGTTGGTCAAGCCAGCTTACCAGTATTAGTTGGTGCATACATGGGTGACAGCGCAATCTTTACAGTAATGAAAGAAGGCTTGCAGTTGAAGACCGGGGAAGTACCAGGTGGATTGCAAATTTGGTTGACTGGTGTCGGTTACTTCGGTTCTGGCGTTGGTGACTTACGTCGTGGTGGCGCAATTAACATTCTTCAAAACTAATTTGAATAGAGAGAGAGGCAACTCTCTCTCATTGTCTAGGAAAATATAATATGTCAGTACCCTATCAAAGAATCTCAAATGCAACAGTTGAGGACATTATGTTCTACGATCCGGCAGCGGAACGCAGAGCGGCTGCTCTTGGTGTTGATTGGGCTCCCTACTTTAAAGTTGGCTCGCAAGAGTGGCTTTATAAATTAGAGTTCGGCTGGTGGCAGAAATACTGCGACACCGTTCTTGGTGCTTACTATTATGCTAACCTGCCAGATGGTCAATTGATCTCAAGTTTCAATCCAAGTTTGCTCATTAAAAACGATCAGACATTAATTCGCTTAGATACATTTGGTGCCATACTAGTTTTCTATCAATCACTAGTAACCGATGTATCTAACATGAATGAGGTTGATGTTCAGAATTATGAATTCGCACAAAAGCGTTGTGATGATGAATGGACAAAAGCGTTGCAGTTGATGAACTTCTATGATTTATACATGGATAGTCCACAAGGACCAACAACAAAACTTGAAGAAAATTGGACAGCAGATGTTGATTATTTCAACGGCGATAGGAGATATTTCTAATGGCTGAAGTAAATTACTCAGTATTGAACGCACCAACAGTTACACAACAAGAAATTGTTAATGTAATCAGGCGTGATATACCGAAGTCATGGAACATTCCAATCTTTGAAGACTTCCCTAGCGATAGTGAAGTTGTAAGATATGGTGTCTATGTGAGTGATGTACATATGGTCAGCAGAAATCCTCATCAACTAGCGATACAATATTGTGGCGCTATCTATCACGCATATGATGAATTTAATATCACATACATTTCTTACCAAGATGACCCATACAATGTTGCTGTAAATAGTATCATTGCAAATTTAGTTACTGCTATCAAAGATGATGGCGTACAATTGTTTGATGGTTATTTTGAAAGAGATTTTGAACAAGTTCGCACATATGGACCAACACAAGCAGAGAAGCATACCTGGACATTCAGATTGCTACGAATGGAATTTAATACTTAACGCCTAACACAAGGAGAAATCAAATGGCAAGAATCACAGTAAACACAACAGGTACAAATCCGATACTTATTTTAAGTACCGATTTAGCCAACGTATCTGCTGCCAATCTCGCAAATGGAAATATCAGTCTAGCTAATAGTTTATCTGTAACATGTTTACAAGATATTACTGTTACATCAAGTACTGGTATCTTTTCATATACCGACTTTTGCAGTATCGACACAAACAAAATCACAACACCAGCTGATAACGAAATTTCAACGAATTTGGTTATTGACCCGACAGTATATTTCGGTACTGGTGGTAGCAACAACGCCGCTGAATACGGTGTATCAGCATTGAGCCAAAACAAAGTTGAAGTACAATTTAAACTTGTATGGAACAACAGTAATGCAAATGCTAACGTTGCAAACTCATACTTCACTACAGGAGTTGGTTACATTTCGTCACTAGCACCTACAGTAAGTCCAGAGGCACCAGTCTGGGTAACCCCTATGACTATCGCTGTCGATGGAACAATGTATACTGCACAACAGTAATTTGTGATAAGATGAACAAAGAGGGAACTTCGTGTTCCCTTTTTTTATAGAAAGATAACAAATGAATAATGAAGATGTATGGCTTAAGACCGACGTAGAAAAACTCAGAAGCCTTATCGCTGATGAAGCAAAAATGATGCCAATGTTAGACAACATGCAGGCAACAATCAAACAATTAAAAGCAAAGCAAACATTCCGTCTTGCACTGCTCAATCAATTACTAGAAGATAGTATTGACAAAGAATAAATACAATGTAATAATTTAATAAGGAAATTAACAAATGAAACTCTCAGCATTAACAGCTAAACCCCAACTAATTGAAATCTCAATTGATGATGAAGAAACCATGAAAGAGTTTGGTGAACCAATCACCTTTCACACATGGGATCGTCAACCTATGGATGTATTCATGCGACTAGCAAATGCAGACCATACCAATACAGGTAACATTGTAGAAATCGTTCGCACTCTTATCCTTGATGAAAAAGGTAAAGAAGTATTGACAAAAGAAAACGCACTACCAACACATGTATTGATGAAGGCAATTAGTAAGGTGACCGATCTGTTGGGAAAGTAACAAATGACAATATTGATATCAACTCAGAAAAGATGGCATCAATATTGTGGGTAGACTCACTAGGCAAACGTTATGGAATGTTACCTAGTGAAGTGATTGGCAGGGCTAACACTTTTGATTTGTATGTTATGGATGCGGCATTGGCTTTTGAGAATTTTCATCATAAGAAGTCAATGAACAATGGAAGAGACCCCATACCAGATTATACAACTGACGAACTGTTAGCAATGGTCGCAAAAGGAAAGGATCAACAAGATGGTTGAATTAGATGCTAAGTTTAATTCCAATGACATATCAAACATGTTAAAGGAAGTTAAAAGAGAACTTAAAAAAGTTCCTCAAGAAGCCTATGACTTTTTTGTAAAACAAACCCCTAAGAAAACTGGTAATGCTAGAAGCAAAACTAAGTTAAGAGGTAGTGTAATTCAAGCTGACTATCAATATGCCGAAGTACTAGATAAAGGTCGTCATATGACAAGCAGAGGATTGCGTGGATCAGACCAAGCTCCAGAAGGTATGACTAAGCCAACAGAAAAGTTTATACAAGACCGTGTAAACAAAATAGTTACAGGAAAATAATAAATGGCAACGACAAATGCTCAAATTAATGTAAGCGTAAACGGATTAAGTTCGCTAGATGCATTAGATAAAAAACTTACTGGTTTAGGAACCTTATTTGGTGGTTTAAAAACTAAACTTGCCAGTATTGGTCTTGCCGCATTTGGTCGTAGTGCATTGACGGCCGCAGATGATTTAATTGATTTAGCAAACGCTACTGGCATCGCAGTTGGTAGATTATTTGAATTACAAACTGTATTGCGTGAGGCTGGATTACCAGCCGACGCTATGAGCAATGCTGTTAGTAAATTTACAAACAGTATACAAGAAGCCGCAGATGGAAGTTTAAAAGCACAGAATGCTTTTGCCGCAGTAGGTGTTTCTTTACAAGATTTGAATACCAAATCAGAACAAGAATTACTAACTAAAGCATTGGGTGGGTTCGATAAAATTAGCACATCAAGTGAAAAAGCCGCAGTTAAAATGGAGCTCTTTGGTAAGAGTTTCAAAACAGTTGATCCAACAGACTTTAAAAATAAACTAGATGCAGCCGCGGGTAGTGGCGACAAGTATGCTGTTACAATGGAAAAAGCCGCAAAATTAAATGACAATCTTGCAACAGCATTTACTAATTTAAAAATTGCATTTTTAGTTGTAACAGAACCATTAGTTAATTTTGTTAATGCAATTTCTAATTCTGGTAAAGACATTGAAAAACTTGTTACAGTATTAAAAATACTTGGTACTGTTTTATTAGCACTTGCCGGTGGTGGAGCAATGCTGGCTCTAGTTCGTGTAATTGGTTTAGTTGGACGTGGTCTAGCATCAGCAAGAACCTTATTCACCGCTTTAGCTACAACGGCTGAAACTTCAGCGGCTAAAATGGCAATTAGTTTTGCTGCCAATAGTACTTTTATGAAAGCATTGCGTGGCGTACTAGCATTGGTTGGTACAGTCGGTGGTGCAATTGCTGGTATGGTTGGTTTAGGTGGAAGCACACCAAGTCCAGAAGCTGGTAAACCCGCCGGTACAGACACATCAAGTAAAGAAGCAGAAATTAATCGAGGCTTAGTGGAAGGCTTAGCCAAGAAGCGCACGGAAATTGAAAACATTACCAAAGCGTTCAAACAACAATCAGATCAAACAATACAAAGCATTGGTCTAGAAGAAAGATTAGTTGGCGTTAATGCTGATACTGCTGAAATATTAAGAGCACAGGCTGAAATATACAAGCGCCAAGAAGATGAAGTTCAAAAATTACGCACTGCAAAAGCATCACTAAGCAAAGAGGAACAGGGCCTTGCTGCCACGTATGACTTGCAGATTATGAAAATATCTCAGCAAGCACAAAAAGATGCTGAAAGAGTTGCGGCAGCGATTAGTGGATTACAAAGTGTTAAACTACTGGAACAAGATAGATTAAACAATCTACAAAGAATTACTGACGCATTAGAAAAGCAAAAGAAACTTGATGAAGCTATCTTAGGCATTCGTCAATCAACACAAAGTCAATTAGGTGAAGCAGCCTTTGAGAAATCTCAAATGGGTCGTAATCCATTAGAGAAACAATTTGCTCAGATACAAGAGAACGCACGTAAAGCCGCATTAGAAGCCGGCCGTGCATTCAGCGAACAATTTACTGCTGAAGATATGGGCGCAGAAGATGCTAAGAAATTAGCAGACGGTCTTGCATTAATTGCTGAAAGATATAAAGCAATTGCTGACGCACAAAGTGCTAATTTAGAGGCAAGCAGATCATGGGAACAAGGTTGGGCTAATGCGTTTAACAGTTACATGGACAATGCTACTAATGCCGCTCAACGTGCTAATGAAGTGTTTAGTTCCATGACCAATAACATGAACTCAGCAATTGATAACTTTGTTACAACTGGTAAGTTTAGTTTTGGTGATTTTGCTCGTAGCATTATCCAAGATTTGTTAAAGATTGAATTAAAAGCACAAGCAACAGCAATATTCAAATCAGCCGCAGGTGGCCTAGGTGGAATATTAAGTGGCATCGGAAGTATACTTGGATTTGCTGATGGCGGTAGTCCTCCAGTCAATAAGCCAAGTATTGTTGGTGAACGTGGTCCTGAGTTGTTTGTACCAAAAACAGCGGGTACTGTTGTGCCTAATGGTGCTGGAATGGGTCCATCGAACGTAACAAACAATTATATTACTAACCAAATCTCAGCAATTGATAGCAAATCAGTAGCACAATTGTTTGCTGAGAATCGTAAGACATTGCTAGGTACTGTACAACTAGCACAAAAAGAATTACCATATGGTAACAGATAAGGAATAAAAGATGGCAGGTTTACAAACAATTATCGATAACTGTAACGGAATTAAAATGAATCGCCGTAATGTTGTTGGTACACAATATACACGAAATGAAATTCCTAGAGTTAGTCAGACTCCAACTAAGAATCCATGGAAGATTACAATAGATATGCCTGATAGATTTAGATATAGTCAAGCACGTGCATTAATAGAAGAACTTGATACATTAGATACATACACGCCACAATTGGTTACATTTGGCAATCTAACAGCAATGAATTGGATATTTAAATATCAAGGTGCTATGACTAGTGGACAAATTGCCGCAGTCACAGTTCAGACTTATGTTGGTGAAACATTAACATTGACTGGCTTACCAACAATTGGTTCAACTGAATACTTGTTTAAAAAGAATGATTTGATTCAAATTGCAACTCACCCTTATCCATTCACAAGTACGACAGATGTATTGCGTGGCTCAGGAAGTACCGTAGTAGTTACTACAAGTAGACCAAACATAATTACAGGTAGTGTTGTTGGATCTGGAATCGTTGTAGGTGCAACATGTCAGTTCAATATGTTTTGTCCTAACATGCCTGTGTATAAATTAATACCAGGTGGCTATGTTGGTAACGGAATCACAACAACAAATAATGCATTGATTGAATGGTCAGATAGTTTTTACTTGTATGAATTTGTGGGAGATGCATAATGGAAAATATCCCAGCAGTAGCGAATAACAAAACAAACGTAAATAGTGCTGAGTTTGTAAAGTTAACAGTTTATAATGACGTTAATATTACGCAAGCAATTAACATTGTTTCTGGTACTCAATATGAAATTAAAACAGTTGGTTCAACACCATGGACAAGTATTGGTTCACCCTCTTCAGCGATTGGTACAACATTTACTGCAAATGCCGCAGGATCTGGTAGTGGTACTGCATATGATGTTAGCGTTTATACATTCAGTAGTGCATACAAAGCAGAAACAATTGCAAATACAGTATACAGCCCATTAGGTGGTTTACTTGCTGTGGGTATTCAACAACGTGATATTCGTGTTACTTCAGCAGACACAACAATTATGTTGAGTGGTATTCCTGCTGATGGATCAGACAATATGGCAATCGTACTTGGTACAAAGATTCGTGGAAGTAAATTACAAGTTACTCGCGGATTCTACAATAGTAATTATGTTCTTGCTAATACGGCAGCTCGCTTTACTGGCATCATTACAAGCTATAACGTTACTGAAGAACGCCAAGATTTAATTGACAATTTTGTTATTACAGTCAATGCTTCAAGTTATAAGACAGTGTTAGAAAATAAAATCTCTGGTCGCAAAACAAATCCAGAAAGTTGGAAAGTTTACAGTTCAACTGATACATCAATGGATAACATCTATTCATTAGCAGACCAACACTTTGACTTTGGTATGAAGCCAAGTACAACTGCAACAACATCAAGTACAGCAACCACAGAATCAACTAACGCAAGTCAAACAAATAGCTCAGACCAAACATGAAGATAAGACACGCAACCAAATATGATGCAAAGCAAATAATTGATATGCTTTGGAACTATCACGATTCAGGTTCAATCGAAGGTCTTGATGTGGCTAACGAAAACACAGCACTAAAAATATTGACATACATACTTGCTGGTGCAGGTGTTGCATTAGTTGCTGAGAAGGAACAAGGTCTTGTTGGAATGTTGTTAGCATTTAAAGCCCCATTCTTGTGGGATAACTCAAAATATACAATGAATGAAATTGCATATTGGGTAGAGCCAGAACATAGAGGTGGCACAGCAGGATATAGATTATTAGCAGAATATGTTAGTGAGTGCGACAGTCTAAAACATGAAGGTCACATAACAAATTATACAATGAGCCAATTGAATGGTCAAGAGTTAGACTATTCACGCTTTGGGTTTAAACCAATTGAAACGACATGGAGTAATTAACAGATGCCAATTTTTACAGCAATCGCCGCAGGTGTAGCCGCAGTAGCAGGAGCAGTAGGCTTTACTGCCGCGACAGCCGCTACTATAGGCGCAGTAGGTGCGTTTGCCGCACGAACATTATTAACAATTGGTATCAGTAAACTAATTGCTAAACGAAATACAGATACAGGTGCACAAGGCGCAGGTAATGCTGGCGCACGTGTTCAACTTCCACCAGCAACAAATAACATATTACCAGTAGTATATGGAACAGCATTTGTTGCTCCTACGTTTACTGACGCTATGATTTCAACTGACCAAACAACAATGTATTATGTTGGTGCATTGAGTGAAGTTACAGACAGTGGTACAATGAGTTACAGTGACATTTATTATAATGGTCAATTAGTTACATTTGCTGGTTCAACTGGGGTAAATGCATCTACTGTAGCAAGTTTAACTAACAATGCAGTTCCACAACAAGTAGACACAAAAGTTGCAGGTAATTTATTCATCTATCTATTCACTGATGGATCAAGTTCAGGTATAAACACTAATGGTCAAACAGCCATTCAGATTCTATCTGATGCAAGTATTCCTGCATACAGTCGTTGGAACGTAAACAAATTAATGAGCAAGACAGCATTTGTTATTGTTAAAATTATTTACAATCAAGATGCAGGTACAACACAGATAGGTCAACTATCACTTAAATTAACAAATAGTTTGGACAAGCCAGGCTCAGTAATGCTTGACTATTTGACTAACACACGATATGGTTGTGCTATTCCAGCAAGTCAAGTTGACACAACAAGTTTGACAGCATTGAATACTTATAGTGATGAATTAATTACATATACACCAGTAGGCGGTGGCAGTGCTACACAAGCAAGATATCGTATCAATGGACCAATTAATACAGGTCAAAACTGTTTAACTAACTTACAAGAATTAGCAGACGCTTGCGACAGTTGGCTACAATATAGTGAGTTGACGGGTAAGTGGAAAATTGTTATCAATCAAAGTTACACAGACTATACAACCTTTAATGACTTGTTCTTAGTTGACAGTTCAATATTGATTGGTGGTATTGATATCAACCCAATTGATTTGAATCAGACATTTAATAGTTTAGAAGTTGCGTATCCAAATACAAACATCAAAGATCAGATGGATTTCAAAGTTTTTGATTTGATTGACTATGTTCCTTCAGTAATAAGTCCTAATGAAGCCGCAAATCAATTAAGTGTTGGTTACCCACAAGTTAACAATTATATTCAAGCCGCATATCTCGGTCAACGTAGACTGTTACAGAGTCGTGAAGATTTAGTTATCAGTTGTGCGTTAGATTACTCTGGTATTCAATTAGAAGCAGGTGATGTTATAAGAGTTACCTTAGAAAACTATGGATGGGCTGAAAAGTTATTCCGTGTTTCACAAGTACAAGAAACTAAAGATGAATCAGGATTCTTGGGTGCTCGTATTACTGCGTTTGAATACAATGACACAATCTATGCAGATGATCCAATAAACGATTTCATTCCAGAAGCAAATACAGGCTTAAGCAATCCTAAATTGTTAGCAACGCCAGGTACTCCTATATTATCTACTAATCCATTAACAGCTGGTTCTGTTGCAAGTTTTAACGTAGTAAGTACAACGCCAGCAACTGGTACAACTATGTTTATGGATTTCAATTATGGAACAACTACAAATACAGCAACACATAAATTATATAGAACAGTACAAACAAGTGATGGATTACCGTTTGCATTAAGCGATAGTATTTCTATTGATGTTGCAGATTTGCCACCAGCAACATACTATTGGTCAACAACTGCTAGAACAGACGTAACTGGTTATAGATCAAACAGTTCTGCGGCATATGTTTGGGGTGGACCTAATGTTACAACATATAATACCAGTACTGGTAACGGTGGATTAAACTACAATCAAACTAATCCAAA